CTATATTCCCGCTTTAGTCATAGATAACAAAATACCAAAAATTGTGAATTTTCCTGAAAATTTGTCAAATTTAGGAACCACCGATATTCGTGGCGCAATTTTCGAAGCCAGAAAATTAGGGATAATGGTTTGGGATGAAACTATTTCTAACTACATTGAAAGTGATCAGGTGTCGGAATTGTTAAGAAATTTCTTAAAATCTGATCCATCGGAAAATTTCCAGATTTTGAGTGAAAATAATGACATTTCTTGCCTAACTGAAATCCTATTAAATCTCGGACCAACCTTGTTTGTTTTGCCCGGTGGCTCCGAAATGGAAAAATTGGCAAAAACTTACGAATACTTAAAAACTATCGATATTGCCAATGACGAAATTAGTGTGATGTTTAGATTGCCGTCAACAACCAGCCAAAATTTCAATGAATTTGTAAAATTTAACCAGTTGAATAGTCCTATCACTAAAAAAACTAAAATTGTTTTCATCAGCGGAAAGTTGCCCAAGACAATTTTAAAGAGTGGCATTAAATTTCACAGCGTGATCAATCTAGGATTTTACAACGCTCACTATACAATGAAAGAATACCTAAAAAATCAGGAAAATTTGGTATCTTACATTGACAAAAAATATAAGAAAGAGTATCCCTTTGCCTTCCTGTAAAATTACCATACTCGACGAAGTGAATGTCAAGATTGCAAATTTAGATCTTGACACACGCAAGGCCTTGGTTAAAAAATTCAAGTACGAGGACCCTACTGCTCGCTTCAGACCGGCCTATAAATTAGGTCGGTGGGATGGCACAGTGAGTTTCTTTGGTCTTGGCGGCACTACCTACATGAGTATGTTGCCACAAGTTTTAGAATATTTAGAATCACATAACTTCTATATCGAACTTGAAGATCTGCGTACTCCTTTAGACCTAAAATTTGATGAAATTTTCGTGGATTTTTGGGGTGAAAAAACATGGCCAGTTGGTCATCGTTTTGCAGGACATCCTATTCGTCTGCGCGAAGATCAAGTTGATGTTATTAATACTTTTCTTAAACATCCGCAGAGCATACAAGAAATTGCTACAGGGTTTGGCAAGACAATCACCACTGCAACTTTGAGTAAAATTTGTGAAAAATACGGCCGAACAATAACCATTGTTCCTAACAAGTCATTGGTGGAACAAACTGAAGAAGATTTTGTAAACTGCGGATTGGATGTCGGTGTTTACTATGGCGACAGAAAAGACCTAGACAAAACACATACAATTTGCACTTGGCAAAGTTTGAATATTTTAGACAAAAATTCCAAGAATTGGGACGAAGCAGCCAGTGCAAAAATGGAGATGCTGTTAGCGGATGTTTGCTGTGTCATGGTAGACGAAGTTCACATGGCCAAGGCGGAAGTGCTAAAGACCTTGCTAACACGTAATCTAGCCAGTGCTCCTATTCGATGGGGACTAACCGGCACCATACCCAAAGCTGACCATGAATTTCAAAGCATCAAAGCCAGTCTAGGCGAAGTTACTAATCATGTATTTGCTCACGAACTCCAAGAAGCAGGCGTGCTGAGTAATTGTCATGTAAATATTATCCAGACTGCAGAGTGGAAAGAATTTAAATCCTATGCAGAAGAATTAAAATATTTGGTCACAGACGACACACGAATGAATTATATGTGTGACCTAATTAAAAACATAGCAGAAACCGGCAACACACTTGTTCTAGTTGGACGTATTGAGTCCGGTAAGACCATGGTTCAGAAAATTCCTGATAGTGTTTTTATTAGTGGCGAAGTAAAAACAAAAGATAGAAAAGAGGAATACGATGAAGTTAAAACGGTTAATAACAAGATCATTGTGGCGACTTATGGTGTGGCCGCTGTGGGTATTAATATCCCTCGTATTTTTAATCTGGTTCTGGTGGAGCCCGGAAAGAGCTTTGTTCGCGTTATACAATCAATTGGCCGAGGTATTCGGAAAGCCGACGACAAAGACCACGTCGAAATCTGGGACCTAACTGCTGCTTCAAAATATGCTAAACGGCATCTAACAGAACGTAAGAAGTTCTACAAAGATGCCAAATACCCCTTTACGATTCAAAAAACAAAATATTAAAAATGCAAATTCTAACCCTTGAAGACAAGATTTTTTATCTTAATGACTTACCCGACGAAATTGATGAGGACTTGCGATTTGCTGTACTAGACAATAGCGACAATTCTAATCCTGATCATTTTTTTATTCCCTTGATCTTTTTAGAAAGTTTTACAGGGCCCGCAGCAGTCTTAAAAATTGGCCCACATGAACTTACTATGCCCTTAGATTGGTGCACTATTGTAGGAGACCCCGAAGGTCCTGATATGGAAGTGTTGCCCTTAACTAGTTTGAATGATCGAGGATTTAAAACGTTCTGTTTCAATCCATTAAGTGGATTCCGTCCGGAATTTTTAGAGATTGATATCTTAGATGTATATCAAGACGTCAAATGGTATTTCCCTAAAATGCGTCCCGGACAACTTCTTTGTACACCGTTACATTCAGGTACTAAACCGTCTTGTGCGTATTTTGTTAAAGAAGTTGGCCGTCAAAGTGAAATTGTAGATTATACTAAATGTTGGTAATAAAATTAAAAGGAAGAAAATGAGTTATCTATTTACAAGTGAAAGTGTTAGTGAAGGTCATCCTGACAAGGTAGCAGATGCTATCAGTGATGGAATTTTAGATTTAGTAATGCGTGAAGAAAATTCCGCATTAAGATGTGCTTGCGAAACCTTGGTCACTACTAATCGTGTAGTAGTTGCAGGCGAGTACAAAGGTGTTTTACATAACGAAGAAGTCAAAGCTACTATTCGTAAAACTATCAAAGACATCGGCTACGAGCAGGAAGGATTTGATTGGCGTACAGTTGAAATTACCAATTTGTTACATGGCCAAAGTGCAGATATTGCACTAGGCACAGACAACTTTGGCGCAGGTGATCAAGGCCTTATGTTCGGCTATGCCTGCAATGAAACTGAAAGTTTGATGCCCAGCGCAATCTATTGGAGCCACCAAATTGTCAAAGCTCTAGCCAAGGCAAGAAAAGAGTGGAGCCAACATTGGTTAGGACCCGATGCTAAATCACAAGTCACATTCGAGTATGATGAAAATAGTCGTCCTACCCGAATTGCCAAGGTTGTGTGTTCAACACAACACAGTGAAGATATGACCATTGAAACTCTCAGAGAACGAGTAGAACTGATCATTAGAAGCGCATTACCCAAAGAGTATATTGATGAACGTACTGAGTTTTTTATTAATCCTACCGGCCGATTTGTTATTGGCGGCCCTGATGGTGATACTGGCCTTACTGGCAGAAAGATCATTGTTGACACTTACGGCGGCTATAGCCCGCATGGTGGCGGTGCCTTCTCAGGAAAAGATCCCACCAAGGTAGATCGCTCGGCTGCATACATGATGCGATACCTTGCCAAGAACATTGTGGCCAGCGGACGTGCAAGTTGGGCAACTGTACAGATCAGCTATGCTATTGGGTTGGCACAACCTATGAGTTTCTACGTTGAAAGTGATGGCGATAGTCGCTACATGACACAATGGATTCAAGACAATGTTGATCTTACTCCCAAGGGCATCATTGATCGTTTCAATTTGTTCCGCCCTATCTATAGTGGTACAACTAACTATGGACACTTTGGCAAATCTGATTTGCCTTGGGAACAAATTAATCTATATTAATCATGGGCTCACTCAAACCAAATGCTACCTATACATACGAAAGCTCTAATGGAGTTGTATATCGGCGAGAATTTGGTTCTGATCCTACTACCCGAGAGGTAGTAGGACATACCTATGATCCTCGAACGCATGACGGTCGCCCATTACACGATCATATGATGGATGATAAACTTTGGGGCGATATAAGAAGAGCAGCAAAGGATAATCCCTCTTTACAAGAAGCATTAGAACGTGCTAAAATAATATATTACCTAAGTAAAGAAGATGGCAGCAAAACTTGATATTAAACGCGAACTGAGTGCAGTTGATCATAGGAATTATGATTTCTATGACAATCTTACCGACGAAGAAAAGAAGGTATTCAGCCCTTATATTTTAATGCGTTATACATCAAATGTGCAAGGCGATAGAGATATACAAGAGTGGTTTTTAGAAAGAACTAACGATTTAGTTAATAAAAATCATTGGGACCTAAGTAAGAATCATAAAGCATTGCTGTGGAAATTATTCGCAGCCACAGGTGCAGGTATAAGTTGCTACCATCCATACCTAGCAGCAGGTAAGAAAGAAAAAGCCAACAAGATTGAAAAATTATTGTGCGAATTACATCCTGCTATGAAGATGGAAGATATCAAATTGTGGGCCGGTATGATGGACAAATCTGACCGAGAAGAATTGTTTGACCAAATGGGTTTTGATAAAAAGCAACGGAAAGAATACGAATGATTGAAAATATCATTGTTCTAAGTTTAGTTATAATAGCAGGATACTATGCAATAAAATCTTTATGTTTCGGAATGAAGGAACAAAAGTGCTCTAATTGCGAAGTTAAATGTAATAATTGCACACCTACTAATGAACATCCTATTGTTTGGAAAAATCGTAAATGATAGCACTAGTA